TCTCCTCCTAATACAATGCAATTAATTTTATTTTTAACCCCATACTCAATAGCTAATTTAATAGCATTGTTATCTTGATTTGGAATATGAATATCAGATAACCAAAGAATATTATTAGAACTTATTGGTAAATCTACAAATGCTCTATTTTGCATTTTAGATGGAGGCAAATCCGGAGTGTGAGTTATTTTCACTCTTGGACTTGATTTAGTACCAGCTGAATTGGTAATCATTCGTATTGCCGTTCTTGCATGCTCTACGCTATTAAAAATATGTTCATGATCGTTATAAAGTTTAGCCGCAATTGAGTGTTTACTAATAGACGGGAATTTTGCTAAATACTCGGCTGCTAGTTGCTGTTTTTGTGTCATTAAAACATTTTAATATAAAATTAACAAATTAAATTGCTTTATTGAAAATAAATATCAAAATATTAACATTAAATTAATGCTTATCCCAGTTTTCAGACTTCCAAATTGCTAAATCTATTCCAGCCAACCCTTCAGGAGGCTCAGGATTGCCGTTTTTAAGCTCTTTTTGAGGCACTTGAATAAACTTGGCGTTAATCTTACCATCAAGAACCTTATGTGGCAAATTTGAGTCGGTTCTGTTGTAATTATCCATTAAATAATTAACTACTTGCTGAACAGATGTCAAATTCTGCTCTTTTTGAATTATATCCAACTTATCTAAGTCAAATCTAACTCCAATTGGCTTGCTTTTCATAGGTTATTTTATTTGTAGCTACAAATTTAGTAAATTATTTTAATTGTAGCTACAAAATTTAATTTAATTTAACCAAATGTAGCTACAATTATTAGTACATTCCATACTATTATTAGTACATATGTTCCCCTATCATATTGCACCCAAACATCCCCTAACCACATATATACAACTGCTTGACCTGACCACATTACAAAACACTAAATGCCCTATAACCCATATACATCAATCAATTGCCCGTACCCATAACCAAAACCCAAAACCAAAAACCGAACCCCCGTACCACCACTTTGCCCGTTTCCCTTTGCGGTCGACCACACCCTATTTCGTTACGTTACCCCCCGTCCCTCTAGGTGTTGAGTTTTTAAATTTTTCGCTTACGCGAGTTATTATAGATGTGGTTGGTCTGGACAACATTTTGCATATTTTACCTTTACTATTTTACAAAATAATAAAGTTATGGCTTTACTTTATCAATCAATAGGCATAAAAAAACCCGGCCGCCTAGAAAGGTACCGGGATGGATTAGCTTTGTCCGTACTAAAATCCATTAACCATGGCAAAGATAATAGAAAAAAAAGATTAAATTTATTTTTTTAATTAAATAATTAAATTTAACTTTGATAAAAATATAGAATATGGCAAGACTACCAAATCCAGATTCAGTTGCCAGTAAGACCGGCGCACTTGAAGTGGATAAAACAATTTCCTTTAATAACCCGGTTACATCGGTGGCCGTAATGATATCCCATCTTAAAAAAACACAGGAACATCAAGCTAAGATCTTCAAGATTAAGCACACCAATGGAATCACTCATGTAACTAGGGTTAAATAATTAAAAGGCTTCAACTAAAATGGAAATCAGAACAATTAACTATCAAAAAACATTCAATCTTGGCAATTACCAATCAGAAAGAATTGGTGTCGAGATTGTATTGGAGCAAGGTGAAAGCGCAAATAAAGCCATTGATCTCGCAAAACAATTCGTAGAGGAATGCCATCTTAACAATCAAAAAGTTCAGGCTTTGCAACATGAAGAAGAACCAGTAGAATTGATTAAGACGCAATCTCCTCAAACATTGATTGAGAGGACAATGAGCTTTATTGACGCTTGTAAAAACGAAGGCGAACTAAAAGCCTTTGAATTTATGGCCAAAAACAAGCCAGAACTAAAAATGTATTACGACAAAAAACTAAAATCTTTCAAGTGAATTTTAACAAAACTTTAATTAGATCCAGCTCTATTGGGTACTTGATGACGGAACCACAAGCCAAAGCAGACAAGGATGCAGGTAACCTATCCAAAACAGCAAAGACTTACTTGCTTGAAATCTACATTGCAGAAAAGTACGGACGCACAAAAGATGTTCAGACTAAGCAAATGCGTAAAGGCGTAGAAGTTGAAGATGAGGCAATTGAACTATTATCGCAATCAGTAGGCAGGCCACTAATTAAAAATACCGAAAGATTTGCTAATGAATTTATTACAGGGCATCCGGACGTATTAGATTTAACAGAAACCGGTTTAAAGGTATGGGATGTAAAATCAAGCTATGACCTGTTTACGTTTTTAGGAAATTTACCAGAAAAATTAAAGGATTTATACTATTGGCAATTACAATCCTATATGTGGTTAACAGGAGCAACGGAGTCTTGCATCGCATATTGCCTGATAAATACACCATTTGGCATTATAGAACAAGAAAAAAACTCTCTGTTATACAGAATGGCAGATGTTGTAACAAACGAAAGTCCAAAATACCTCTTAGAAGCCGCTAAATTGGAGCTTAATATGATGTTTGATGACATAGATCAAAAAGAAAGATTGCTGCTATTCCCGGTACATAGAAATGACGAGGATATAGAGTTAATCAAAGAAAAGGTATTGAAAGCAAGAGAGTTCTTAGAAAACATAGAAGAAACACATTTAAATTTTAACAATGGTAAAGGGATCTAATGTGGTAAGTTCGGTACACCACTTAAAAATGGCTAGAGAGCATTTCGAGGATTTTAGACGAGAGTTCCCGGAGGCCATGGGATCAAGACTATTCAAAACATACATAGACAGAATAAACTGGATATTCAAGGATTTGCTTGCATACCCACATTTGACGCAAGCCATAAGAGATGGATTTAAAGCTGAAATCGAAAGTGATGTATTTGCCATCCCAGCCATAAGCGAAAAAGTAGCCCTATTGAACCCACAGCAAAGAGATATGATCGAGGCTACCATAGATGCCATGCTTTCAGGAGTCGAAATAAAAATTTCAGATATTTCGGAAAAGTCTTAATTTTATATCAAATATATTTTTATGGGAATAATGCAAACTCCGGAAATAATAACAGGATCTAGAAAAAAACTAGGTGTTTTTAAAACTGAAAAAGAAAGAACTACAACCGGCGGAACTGTTGAACCGTATAAATATACCAGAACATCTATTGATACGTCAGGATATTCAAAAGGCAAGCCTGATTATGATTTAAAAACAGAATCTGGAATTGGTGATAAAACAGCCGGGCCTGTTGCTAAATCAAATACAACTAAGAAAGTTTTAAGAAAAGATGTTTCATCTGTTTTACAATCTTTAAGAAATAAATAGTGAAAGGAAAACTAAACAAACTAGGAGTTGCCAATAGTCTTTGGAACAACATCCGCGCTAAAGCAGGATCAGGTAAGAAACCTACTCCAGAAATGCTTGAACAAGAAAGAAAAATCAAAGCAAAAGAAAAGAAGAAATGAGGCACAAAACACCAGCTTGGACTCGTAGTGAAGGTAAGAACCCAAAAGGCGGATTAAACGCCAAAGGAAGGGCTTCCTATAACAAAGAAACGGGTGGTAATCTAAAGGCACCAGTTAAGTCCGGAGTTAATCCAAGGCGCGTATCATTTGCAGCTCGATTCGCAGGCATGAAAGGTGATATGAAAAAGCCAAATGGCGAACCAACAAGAAAAGCATTAGCCCTAAAAGCATGGGGATTCGGTTCTGTCGCTGCCGCAAGAGCATTTGCAAACAGACATAAGAAAAAATAAACGATATTTACTTCCCATCAATTAGCCTCCCCTAAAAAGGAGGTTTTTTTGTTTAAATAAAATATATTTTGTACCTTGTGTAATAAATACCACAATATGAAACAAAGTACCACAGAGTCATTTAGAGTAGAAAAAGAAATTTTAAACTGCATTAAGTTAATTACGGCAAAAACCGGGCAAACAACAAAGGGTTATATTTCAGTTGTCTTGAAAAAACAGATAGAAAAAGACTTGAAAAAGCATTACAAAATAACAGAAATAGAATGTTAAAAAAAGTCATACTCAACATAACACCCCAAACCCATGTAAGGGCAACTCAAGGTGATTCAATATTTTTTAGAATACCTAGAGAGAAATTACGCCCAGCCGGGTTAAGCAGATTGATGAGATTGGAAAAGTACAATGCGTATAAAGTAGACCTATGCGCAGAGGCTAAATCAAAAAGATTCGTTCTCCCCCCGGTTGGTGCTTCTATAACCTTCTTTATACCAGTTCCGCCCTCTTGGTCTAAGAAAAAAAAGAAACTACATCATGGCAGATTCCACCAGTCTAAACCAGATATAGACAACTTACAAAAAGCCTTTTTAGATTCTTTAATGGCAGAGGACAAACAAATAGCTCACT